CACAAATGGTGGTCGAATTTACACTATTTGTGGTGCCACTTACGGTCAGGTTCCCCGATACCGTGAGGTTGTCAGCGATAGTTACGTTACCATCTGCTACGTTCAGGGCAGTAGCCCCGTTGGTTCCGGTGATGGTCAGTAGTTCTTCAGAAGCGTCCCAGGTCAGGTTATCGCCAGCCGTGCCAGAGTAGAAGATGACATCGGCACCACTCCCGTCAGAGCCAACAGTCACCGCGCCAGTGAACGTCTGAGCCGCAGAGAATGTCTGGGCCAATCCGAGAGAAGCCAGAGTGTCATTACCTGTTGCAGCAGGAAGTGTCAGCGTCCTATCGGCGCTGATACTTCCAGGAGCTATCGTGTAGACCTGGGCTGTGGCACCCTCTCTGATATTGAGGGTAGATACCTCGATCTCTTCTATCTGTACCCGGTCATCGAACCGGCGCCACCGAACACTGTTACCACTAGTGATCCGGACATCGTACTCGTTGTCTGATGTCACTGTCATCGTGTAGTAGCCAGAGCTGTTTGTGGTGGTGCTAGCTGCAGCTGTACCGCCAGTCTCAGTGACTGTGTTTTTGGCGAATGCCTCTACAGTAGCTGATTCAAGTGCAGCTCCAGAGGCGTTGAACAAGAACCCTGATAGATGAATGTCTGACATTTAATGCTCCAGTATGACGGCCCAGTCTAGGTCGTTCCCGTTTGCGCTTGTATCCACATAGAAAGCACTGAAAGCTTCACTCCCTGGTCTGAAGTCCATCTCCAGGGAATCATTGGCCGAGAGCTCGTACCCGTTCGCAGCTGCTACATCTGAGCGCCCAAAGTACAGAGCTCCAGAGATCCCGGTCCTAGCTGATACTTTGATCCAGAGTATCCGATCAGTCGTATTGCTGATCTGAACCCTGGTGCCGGCGCCAGGGACATCTGTTGTCCCGGTGTCGAATCTCATGGCTCCACCAGGAGCACCTTAGTAGTCCCGCTTTCATTGTGACCGGTAAACTCCAGCCCTTCTACGGCCGAGACATCAACATAGTAGTTACGTTCGTTGCTACCGTCGTCCCGGAAAGTGAACTCCACCAGGGCAGTAGCTTCAGCTGCAGTAACTAGAGCGGCACGGAGCTCGTTAGTGCTCCGTCCGCCATACGGCTGCTGCAAGTCTACAGTCACCGAATGGCCCCACTTGGCCGGCAGCTTCTTTCTGAACTCCAGAGTGGTTGACCGCACATCCGGACTCTTACTGAGGTCACTCCCACGAGCTAGTATCAGTTTGAACCGTATGCTTCTAAACGCAGTACCAGTTGGGGCACTGACGCCCCCGAACAAGAACGTGGTTATACCAGACCCAGTGATCTTGTCACTGCTAGCAGAGAAGGTCGAATCACTGGTATGAGTGTCAGTCAGCAGCACCCATGCTGAGTCCGAGTCATCACCGTCCAGGGCGTAGTAGCAAGCAACTGTTTCAGAAGAAGAAGCGCTCTCGACTTCCACTTTCAACCGCAAAGCCAGTTTCTCGACTTCAGCCTGCCCAGCAGAGAACCATGGAGTGATATGAGTGCCTGCAGCTGCGTAAGAAAACGTGCCCAGCTGCCTGGGGTTTTCGACAGCTACTGGAAGCTGTTGGAAATGAAGAGTACGGAGTTCTGCCCAGTACAACCGGTACTTGGTAGCTTTCTTAGCTGTAGGAGAGGAATAGGCATTGGAGACCAGTCCAGCCGGCATCTGGTTGTTCTGCGCGTTACTAGTAACCCACCGCACCTCCCATCCCTGCTCGTTCCAGGCCATGATGGAAGAGTATCCAGTGCCTTCAGCAACAGGAGAGTCACCGATCGCGCTGTCAGTTCCCAGGACAGTCAGGTCTTCAGCTGGAGGCGCCGAGCCATCTACCATGGCGAACAAGTCATTCTGAGAACCTATCAGCCCGGTGATCGAACCCTTGTAAAGCTTGGGCACTCCATCGTCCCGGTCTGGACCCATGGCAGTGACAAATGTGGTCGAGGCGCCGGGGGTATACCGGTATACACCCAGTCCTGCCGGGTAGTAGATGGAGTCCCGCCATCTCACGCAGCCCTCGCCGGCCTGCGGGTGAAATGGCAGAGAGAGCTCTGTCTGCACGAAACGACTGTTCTGAGCGTCGTGGGCCCAGAGCCCACGGCGCGTAGCTGCATACAAGATAGGTTCCCCTGAACCACTACTAGCTACGAACAGGTCTGCGACTGCATCATTCCCGGCCCACAATGGCAGAAGAGCATCATTGATCTCAGTACCTATCACATTGGCCCACCAGAGTTGACCGTCAGCATCGATGCCCCAGAGCCGGTCATCCCAGTCAGCAAGATACTTTACATTGGTAGCATCTGTACTGATCGATGACCCATCAGTCGAGTAGTAGTAAGAGCTCCCGGTGGCGATGACCATGTAATCAGTGGTTCCCAGGCTAATAGCCAGGGAATCTGTAGCATCTGCATCCATGGTCTGGAGGTTACTGCCCCAGGTACTGGTAACCTCATCGTACTTGTGCAACGTGGTCGAGCTGTCATCGTTAGACGTAGCGTAGATCTCATTCTTGAACTCGATGATAGTTCCGATGATGGACGTAGTGTTCTCAGAAGCATCAGATGTAAGCGGCGCCATGACCAGATGGCCCTGGTGCCTGAGGTTCAGGTCGCTCCACCAGGCCCGGGTCAACGGGTCCTCGATAGACACAACCTCTTCAGCTCCGATACCCCCACGGAAATCACCCCATGCAGCCACAGAAGCCCGTAACTGGCTATCTTTGGTCGTATCCCCTAGAACCACCTTAGATGGGTATATAGAAGCCAGCACTGTTGTTACAGGGCCCTCTATGGGATACCTGACAGAGTTCAAGGATATCTCGTCAGTCTGGATAACTCGCTGCGTCATCAGTCGACCGTCCGGACGCCCTGGAGGATCGGCATCCTGGCTTTAGCCTGCTCAGAGAGGGCCATCCAGAATTGGGCCATACGCCTGGCCTCTCCAGGGTCAGGAAGACCCCAGGAGGCCGACAAGGCTAGGGCCGTAGCCCTCGCAATAACGTAACCCTCGTCAATCTCACAGGTACTGCTATCAGCAGTCATTATCGCCGGCTGGTCTCCTCCGGTCAGGCGGAGAAGGTTATACCTGGCAACCGCTCTCCCGTCCAGGGTAAAGACCAACTTTCGATTGTTCTTATCTATACTCCAGAGACGAGTGTCAAGTTTCTCCCAGAGGGCACTGGCATCGATGACGGCTTTGATGTCATCGATCCAGACCACACAGGCGCCGAGGTCAGAGTCATACTCAAAACCCACACTGATGATCGCGGTGTCGAGCTCTGGGGTAGACAAGGCCATGCGGCAATAGGTCCAGGTATCAGCTGATAGGGCCGGCAAGGAGAGCGTCTCCAGAGGAGAAGCGCAGCTCGTAGAATCGTCCAGGAGAAGTTTCAGATTCCCAGAGCTGGTAGCAACAGTGCTCTTTACCCACATCTCGATATAGTCGTACTTAGAGATATCTTTGCTGGTGATGGAATCAGTGATGAAATCACCGGCACTAGCCCCTGACGCTATGGTTAGCTTCAGGCTCTGGCTCCCTTGCCGTTTGTCCTGAGTGTCCAGGGACTGGGTGAAATCACCGTCAGTCCTCTCGTCGAATGTGGCCCCGCACTCATGAATCCTGGTCGAGGTCACAGTCTTCCGCTGTTCTACCTTATTCAGCATGGCAAACTGGGAAGGAATAGAGAACGTAGTGGTAGTGCCGTCTGTGTGGAGAGAGACGTCAGTCTCAGGGTCATAGACCCGGCCAGTCACCTCGACGACGGCCTGGTCGATGAACTCGTTGATACGAGCTGGATTGTATGCTTCGCTCCAGAGCTCGTATGTGACTCCAGAAGCTACAGTGTTAGAGAAGGCCGGCGCCACTGTCATGTCAGTGGAGCTCTGAGTGTAATCCGATATCTGCCTGATCTCTTCGTCGTTAGTTCCAGAGGTCTGAACCATCCACTTCCCATTGTGCGCGTCATCACCACCGCGCAGAGTAGTGTCGACTACGCTAGTGGTATCGACGCTGGAAGTAGTCGATGAGACATAAAGAGCCTGTAGGTTGTAGCCCACAGATACTCGTATCTGCTTTCTTGTGCGACCCTGGACAACCGGCATCTAAACACCTCAGTAGCTACGCCGCATCTTGGGAGTACGTTTGGTAGCGCTCTTGTTCCCGCCTTTTTTGCGAGCCTTGGCAGCCGCCTTGTAACCAGCCTTTGTGTATGGAAAGTGTTTGCGTCCTACCTTGGGCATCACCAATACCTGCCGTGTAAGTTTTCTTTCGTGAACTCTTTGCTGGCCCGGATCTCCACCAACGTCCCACCCAGGTCATGCTGCTGGGTCCTGGTGAGCTGAGGCTTATCCACTTTGTTCTGCCACTCTTTCTCAGCTTCTTCACGCTGCCAGTGGCATATCTCGTCCAGCTCATCAACGTCATAGATGGAATCAGCGCCGGGGATATGAACCGTCATCTCACGGCCATTCCCCGGCTCATATATCCGGTACCGTTCGCCTGGTAGCCAGACGCCTAATACCATCTAACGTCCACCAGGCCCACCGCGATCCCGCTTTGCTATTTGCTTTGTAACCCTCTTAGGCATAGTGCGACTACGAGTCCGCATCCCGGCAGTTGTGTCTACCTTTCTGCGAGCATCGCGGCTTCTGCCTCTGAGGCCACCAGGCCCAGATGGAGCTTTGGGACCTTCAGTGCGACTACGCGTCCTCAACTCACCAGTAGTTTCCTTAGGTGCAGGACGACCGATACCAAAAGCAGCAGCAATCGTATCTACTTCATTAGCATTTACTAGGCTCCGTAAACGAGCCATAGTCATCTTACTTTCACCTTTGCGTGGAGGCATTAGATACTCCTACTCTAAGTTAGCTTTGATAAGTCCGTATTCACCGTTCACGCCAGCTATCGGTCCCATGTAGCCAACGATAGTGCCTTCACCGTCGTCATCCGAATCCAGTATCTCTACCGACCCATCAGCGCTGTTAGATGCACAAAGAGGGAGGCCAGGGCCTGGAGTCCCTTCGATCAACGCGGTAGTGAACCCTTTAACACAGAGCCATCCGTAAGAGCCTGATGCGATATCGACGCAAGTCCAACCCAGAGGAGCATGGTCGATATCATTGGCGTCTTGTGTTTCAACAGCTTTATAAGGGTTCTCATATAACCCGACTTGCTGTGAAGTGGTGATAGCAGCTACCAGGCCATCTTCTTCATCGAGGGTCACTACGCACCCGGTTGCACTGGATACCAACGTGTTACCTTTGACCCGATACTGATGACCTTCTTCTTCGACATCGTTGAAGATAAGCCAGCCATCTTTATAGAGGTCTTTGGCGATAGACAAAGAACCACTGAGAGTGACAGTCGTAGCACCAGCAGATCCAGCACTGACTGCTAGGTCAACCTGATGGGCAGCAGTCCCTGCCTTACCCATGACCAACTTCCCGGCAGTGATAGCTTCGCCGGTACTTGCATAGACGAACTCGCGGTCTGCGACTTGCATACGAGTACCCAGCTTATGTTTCTGGGCAGTGGTGGTTAGTTTCTCCCACCCGAATTTCCCGGTGATTGTTTGTGGAAAAGCCATCTCTATTCTCCTTATTCACAGGCTCAAAGTCCTGCGATCCCCGATATTAAGGGCCTCGGGAATCGTTACAGCCCTTATTTGGCCCTAGGCTTGTACTCCGTAGTCCTCACAGCGGTGCAACCCTCTGTGCGGCAAGGAGAGCCCATAGCCCTGTTATATGTGTGCTGATGAGGAGCCACCTGAAGTGGCTCCTCTAGCAACTCTGTAGCAACAGCAACCTGTTGCTGGAGTGCGTCTAACGCTTCCTGGGGAACCTCCGGAGTTTCAGGTGGAACCAATGTCCACCCTCTAGACCGGTAGCGCCTCATGTGGTAAGGATCAGCAGGCAGATTGTGTATGGCTGTCCCATCTGGCTTGTACCAGGTAGCCTTCTCTCGGTTGTTCTGTATGAACGACCAGGAGAAGCCCTGTTGGGCCAACCATTGTCGCTCTTCCCGTAACTCTGGTCCTGTACCTCTCGGCATAAAGCCCCCTAGTTATTAAGCGTTGGTGGCCGGGTTGCTGACAACGTATGTGAGTCCAGCGCCGCGACTGTCGTCGATCTCGAACGCACTGTAGTCACTGGTGATAACCAGCTCTGTGGCGCGGAGAGAAGCGTCACGCTGGCGCTCCCGGTTCATCGCTACACTGGTCAGAACGCCCATGGCGCCCTTGTCGAAGATGGCTCCAACGCCATCACCAGAGCTGTCCTCTTCGATGTTTCCATCTTCAAACATGGGAACACCAGAAATCCTGATACCAGTCCAGAAAGCACCAAGCCGGTCTTCAGAGTAACCAGTT